GAAATCCGATTTTAAAGAAGAATGGGTAATGGAAAATTGGTGGGTCGAGGATGATGGACGGGGCTTTTTCCTGCTTTATTTAGGAGAACCGAAAGAGGCGAAATTAATTGCTCACATTTTGCATAATGATGTTATTGAAATATAAGGGAATAATCAATGTCCATAGAAGAGACTTTATTGCAGAAATTGAATCAAACCATCAAGGCGTTGGAAGAGTTTAAAAACAGATTCGATAAGTTGGAAGCTATTATTTTAGGTAAAGAAGGTAGAGCGGGACTTGATGAAGAAATAAGAATGAATACAAAATTGAGAAACAAGATTGAAGGAGAAAAGATTATCGAACAAGTGGAAAGAAATACTGTTGTTATAAGAAACGTAGTAAAATTTGTTTGGATTGTAGTTAGTGTTTTTGTGGTTCAAACAGTAGGATTTGTCTTTTTCATAATTAATTATCTTACAACGAAATAAACTCATATAACAGAGAGGATATACCATGGGATTCTTTGATGATTTAGTAAAGATTGCATTTCCGCTTATTTTGAGTGCGGTTAAATCCATAGCGGATTCACAAGTGGATGGAGCTTCTTTGAGCTCCGAACAGAAAGGTTGGTTGTATTCTGGTTATGTACTCATTAATGTCAACTTCGATAAAATTGTGGAAAGTACTGACAATGAATATGATGATCAGACCTTACAATCATTATCGGATTTTGCAGCCGATACGCTTCAAGAAGGTGGAATTACAGTTCCTTTCATTCCGCCCGAGCTACAATCTCTTTAAGATTATGGAGAAAAATAGAAATGCCAGAAGCATTTGACAGTTGCGTGAAGAAGGGTGGGAGGGTTGTTACCGTGTCCGGTCCAAATGAAAGGTGGAATTTAAAAGCCGGTGAATATGTTCATATTTGCTGGTTAGGTAAAAAGCCATATCGTGGTTATACAAAGAAAAAAGAAAAATCTGATGGCAAAGAAGCGTAATTATAAACGTGAATATAAACAATTTCATGGTAAACCGGAACAAGTTAAAAAACGATCCACCAGAAACAAAGCTCGACGTAAGAAAAAACTAAAAGTTGGGGATGGCAAAGAGGTACATCATAAGAAACCTTTGTCAAAAGGTGGAACAAATAATAGTAAAAATATTGTTGTACAAAAAGGTAAAAAGAAGAATCGTAAAGAAGGTGGAAGGATAAGTAAGAAATGAAAACAATAATAATAACTTATAGCGGAGAATTAGATAAGATTCTTGATGATTTAATTGTTAAGGTAATGAAGAATGCTGGATTTGAATGGTATGCTCAAGGTTATGATTTGGTAAAAAAAGAAAGAAATATTTGTTTTGATGTTAAAGAGGAAATTTTAGAGAATTCCTAAACCAATTGAAAATGGCAAAAAATGAAAAAAAGAAGATGAATTATCAGGAAGCTGCACAAATAGATATAGAACTGAACGAGCTGGATAAAAGTTCCCTTCTCGATCTCATGGCTGAATGTAAGACAAATTCAGCTTTGCTTGGGAAAGTTCTATACCCTCACATTTTTACTTCTCAATTTACTCAGGCTCACTTACAAGTTTTTGATTTGATTGATAATTGCAAATCAAAGAAGAAAGCGGTCTCTGCCCCTCGTGGTTGGGGCAAATCTTCTATTGCCGAACTTGTTTGTTCTAAAGACATTCTATTCGGTGACAAACATTTTATAGGCTATCTATCTGATAGCACCACAAAAGCTGAGATGAGTACTGAATCTATAAAAACAAACGTGACTACTAATGAAAATGTTACAGTTCTGTTTCCTCCTGTAACTACTATTTATAATCCTTCTGCAGATACTCAATTTTCTAAAAAGGCGTGGGTTGCTTATGGACAAACTTTCATTCTTCCTCGTGGCGCTGGACAACAAGTCAATGGTTTAAAATGGGGTCATTACAGACCCGACAGGTGGATTCCAGATGATCTTGAAAACATTGTAGAAATTAGAAATGAAACTCAAAGAAGAAAACTGAGAGAATGGTTTTATGGTCCCCTTATGAACACCAGAAATATGTATGAGGAAAATTGTGAGTTTTTTTATATAGACACGATCAAGCACGAAGATGCACTGCTTGCTCATATTCTTAGAGATCCAGATTGGGAATGTATCAGACTGTCAGTTTGTGATGATAATTTCAAAACTTTAATGCCAGAGTTCATGAGCCAGGAAAAATTGGACGCCCTTATCTTTTCTCATAAAGAAAAGAAAATTATGGATATTTTTGCTCGTGAATTTATGTCTCTGCCTTCTTCTCCTGATAATCAATCGTTCGCTGATTTATTCCAATATTACAATGAAACTGATGAAGATTTCGTAAAACGTCTTTCTTTTCTTATTAACATTCTCATCATTGATCCTGCAAAAACGGACAATATGGCAAATGCACAGAGTGGATTTGTTGTATGGGGAATCGACTTCGAACGTAGAAAATATCATGTTCGACAAGCGTTCGGGGATTTTTTAAATGCTAATGATGTCTGTGCTACTGGACTCCGTTTGGCAGATCAGTATAATGTGGATGCAATTGGAATGGAAATAACTGGGCTCGAAAGTTGGGGGTCTTATACTTTCAAGAATATGATGCACGGTAGAGGAGGAAAGATTTACCATTTCGAGGAACTAAAAGCAAAGAGTGGTCATGGAGATTTTTCAGGAGAGGATGGCTCTAAAATCGGAAGGGTAGAACTTGGCTTACTTCCACTTTACGAGCAAGGATTGGTTTATCATAATCGAGTAGGTTGTGGAGCACTTGAAGCTCAGGAACTTTCATATCCTCACCCAGAAAAATGGGACGTGATAGACGCAGCTGCCTATCTTCCAGCAATGCTTGAAAGAGTTCTGATGTACATTGACCCTGATGGATCCGTTGGTTACGAAGAAGATCCAGCTCTCATCGAAGATAGAGAATATTCTTCTATACAGAATGAGCCTCCAATCAAAAGATGGGGGGTAGGATACAATGATCTTTAACAACTCACGTTCATTTCTTGAACGTAAGGGAGAATAAACTGAATGCCTTCACCGAGCTTTTACAATCAGATGGGCAAGTCGAAAGTTACTTTTAAAGAAGACTTTCGATATAAGAATTATCCTGCTCGTGTTAATTTAGATCCGGATTCACAGGATCACGCCGATATTCTTAAGATTCTTCTGGGTTATGCAAAGGAATCCTATGATGTAATGAGGGTACGCCATCCCAGTTGGGCTGAACTTGACAGAAAGTTGAATGTTTATATTGACTTGTCAGAGGAAGAACAATCAGACAAGGAAGAAGACAAAAGGCGTCCAGTAAGTATGGTGGTTCCTTTAAGTTACGCTACTCGTGAAACTCTTATGACATACCGGATGGCTGCTTTGATGGAAGCTCCGATTTTTAAATATGATTGGTTTGATCCACGTGATGCACTTGGAACGATAATGCTTCAGAAACTTATCTCATTACAGGCGAGCAGAAGAAGAATGGGACTTGATTTGCATACTCACTGGATGGACGATGTAACTTACGGATTCGGAGCAGTTGGAGTTGAATTTGTTAAGGAACAATCCTTCGTTACCAGAAAAAGAAAAAGTTTGTTTGGCTCATTAGTGGATGATACTCAACTACAAACTGTTTATGAAGGAAATTCATTGTTTGCTTTTGATCCCTATAATTGTTTGCCTGATCCAAATGTACCTATTCATAAAGTAAAGGATATGGTATTTTTTGGGGGTTTGGAAAGGACTAATTACTTTGATCTTTCTGATTATGAAAGAGATGACCCAGATGTTTTTAATGTAAAATATCTTAAGGAAATGGTGGATACAAAAAGCTTATTTTATTCTGCAACTGAAACAACGACTGGCAGATACGCCACAACGAAAGTGAAACCTAACGATAGTCCCTGGATGTTTCCACAAACTAAGCCTATTGATATAATGTGGATGTATGCAAAGTTAATTCCTGCTGATTTTAAACTTGGAAAAGAAAAATATACTCAGATTTGGAAATTTGGAGTTGCAGGAGATAGGGTTATTATCTATGCAAAACCGCTTGCTAATAACCACGGTAGGATTCCAGTCGCTGTAACGGCGAGCAATACGGATGATCACTCGACTGTTCCTACTTCGTTACTGGAAATTGAGTATCCTATTCAACACGCCGTTGACTGGCTTTGGTCATCACATGTTATTGAGCTTAGAAAATCAATTAATAATATGTTAGTAATTGATCCTTCAATGATTAATATTAATGATGTTCTTAATACCAAATACGGTATGATTGCCCGCCTTAGAGCAAGGGCATTTGGGCGTGGGGTTAAAGATTCGATTATGCAACTTCAGGTATCGGACGCCACCAGAGGAAATATTACTGACATTGGATTTTTAATGGATATTAAGCAAAGAGTTACCGCCGCTACTGATCAAATGCAAGGTTTCCAAAACAGACGAGGCGAGAGAGTTTCGGCTACTGAGGCAAGAGATACTCGAATGAGCAATTTAAGCCGTCTTGAAAAGAATGCAAGGATTGTTGAGATGCAAGGCCATTTTGATTTAGCTTATATGTTGGCTTCTAATACGATTCAATATATGAGCCAAGAAACTTATGTTAAAACTGCTGGAGATTATGAAGAAGTTTTAAGGGATGAATATGGAATTACGGAAGAAGGGTTAATTGTAAGTCCTGATGCACTTGATATTAACTACGATATTTTGGTTCGTGATGGAAGCTTGCCTCAAGGTGATACTGCGGAAGTTTGGCAACAACTTCTTGCAATTACCCAAGCGAGTCCGGAGTTATATCAGAGAATTGATTTCACCAGAGTTTGGTTACATATTGCAAGATTGCTCGGAGCAAAGAATCCACAGGAATTTATGAAGCGCAGAGCTCCGCAAGCGAGGATTGAACCAGAAGGCCAAATTGAAAGTCAAGTACAAGCAGGAAATTATGTAACTCCTGCACAATTAGGAGTAGCCAGATGAATAAAGAACAATTTGAAAAGATTATTTCTGCTCAGTTTGATGAAGAGGAAGTTAGATATCCAACTGTTCACCAATTTAATGCTTTCCAGAAAGACCCAGTTTGGAAATGGTTAGAAGGATTGCTTGTGCTTGATCAGAGACAAATTATGGCAGAACTTACTCAAGGAAGAAGATACCCTACTGGAGAGCAGTTAGGAGAGCAAGAACTTCATCAGCTTCAAGGACAGTTTCAAAGAATTGATTTTATCTTTAATCTTATTGAAACTGTGAAGTCTGAGCAGATAAGAATAGAAGATGAAGAAAAAATTAAACTAACTAAAAATAAGGAGACATAGTCATGTTGTTTTTATTTAATTTTTTGAAGCCATTGTTTGATGGCTATGGAATTTTATACTTTGCTGATCCTAAGAAAGGCGGGGGAATTCCGAAAGTTGACCCAAAACCTGAACCAGATCCGAAACCTGAACCAGAGCCAGAGCCAGAGCCAGAGCCAGAACCGGATCCAGTTAATGTAAATCAAGGACTGTTGTTTTTGCAAGAGCTTGAACGTCTTTCCAAAGGTTTGACATCCAAGTCCGCTCCGTCTCCAACTCCAAGTTCTGTTCCGAAGCCTGAGCCAAAGCCGGTTCCTCATGTTCCTCCTGATGGAAACATCAAAATTCCTGAAGGAGATGAGTTCACAAATATGTTTAAGGACCGTTCCAAGTTTGTTGATTTCGCCAATGCATTAGCCTCAGCAACTTATGAGCGGGCAAGGAAGGATATTTTGCAATCAATGCCAGATCAAATGTCTAAGACTGTTCGTGAAGAGATTGAAGTAGTTAATGCAGCTAACGCTTTCTGGCGAAATAATGAAGAACTTTTACCTGCGGCAACTTTCGTTGCTCAAAGGGCGTCCGCTATTAAAGCGGCTAATCCTGAGAAACCAGTACTAACGGCTTATGAAGAAGCCGGAAAGGAGGTGCGTGAATCACTCAAAAAAATGGGTGTCGAAGTAGAGACAGAAGGAAATCGTAGAACACTTAGAAGTAGGAAGTCGAGTTCGACTCCTAAAGGTAAGGATGATCCAAACGACGTTCGTGCCTTAGCTCAAAGAAGAATGAAAATTTAATTCGATAAAGGAGATTTCATTATGCAATCCGAACAAAGTCGAATAGGGATTGGACAAGTTCCTATTCCGTACCGAACACGCTTTATCTCCACCGATGGTAGCGGAAACATTACCATAGATGGTGATAGTTATAGCGCTGACGGTGCGCTTAAATATAAAATGAAAGTCTATGACCATGTGCTTATACTCGATGTCAACGGAACTGATGCCCTTGTTATCGAGTTACCATCTGTTTCAGCCGCAGAAGGAAACATCTATCTAATTAGATTTGCAGATTATGGTGGAGCTTCCCTTCAGGATGAAGATGACAGTATTGGAGACTGGTCAGACTTAACTCCCGATGCTGATGGAGAGTATGCTTTCCTTCAGGCACAGGGCGGTCAATGGGTAGTTTTAGCTACCGATATAAGTTAGGAGGTAATTTAAATGAGTACAAAAGGTGGACTTCTTAATTTAGGTGTTGACCCTTCTCCAAGTGGATGGAAATTTAATGCACCGATCTACGCATCTGCTGGAGTGTTTTCTGGGCTCGGTGGGAAAGTTTACTACGTTGATGCGGAGAATGGTTCTGACAACAACGATGGTAGAGTTCCCAGTCGAGCTTTGGCTACAGTACTTGCTGCATATAACAAATGTGTCGAGGACAAACATGACTGCGTTGTTATGATTGGCACTTCGACTTCATTTACGATCAGTGATACTCTTACTTGGGAGAAGCGCCATACACATCTTCTGGGTATTGCCGCTCCAACCCCAAATTCAAGAGCACGAATCACTGTGACTGGTACTGATTCGACAGTTGCTGGTTTAGCTGTAACAGCAGATGGTTGTATTTTTGCCAACTTCAGAATTTACCAGGAAACTTCGTTGGCAGGTTGTGGAGCTATTTCAGTGAGCGGAGATAGAAATTATTTCTTCAACGTGGATATTCAAGGTCAAGTTGGAACCAGTGCAAAAGGAAGTGCAACGGCTTACTCACTGCTTCTTAACGGAGCAGAGGAATGTCGATTCGAGAATTGTACAATCGGTTTGGATACGGTTGTACGTACCGCTGGTTCTCCATTACGCCTTGACGGTTCTGCTGCAAGAAATGAGTTCCATCGATGCATGTTCCGATCTGCTTGTGAGACCGCTTCTCAGACAATGGTGAAATTTGTAGATACAGCAGCTTTGGATCGAAACATGTGGTTTAAAGATTGTCTGTTCTATAATTTCTGGACGAATCATGCAGACAAGCTGGCGGAAGTTTTTACGATTCCTTCTGGTGCTACTACTCATGACATTATCCTTCAAGACTGTGCCGCCATTGGAATAGATGAATGGGCAGCGAGTGATCGCGGTTCTATTTGGGTAGTCGGTGGCACACCAGCTGCAGGAACTGCCGGATCTGGTTCAACTGGAATAGGTGTTGAACCTTCTTAACAGTTAAACAAAAATCAAAGGAGAATTTCAAATGAATTTTTTAGGTATGAAAGGATCTGGGCAGTTTACTGCGGATGAACTTCCACAGGATTGGGCTCAGCAAATCCTTTTCGAATATCCAAATGGACAAACCCCTATCTTCGCTATTCAAAGTATGTTTCCTGAACAGTTAGTGTTGGCGAGTGAGTTCAATTGGTGGACAGAAACGATGCCAGCCAGGACTGGAGCATTAACTGATGTATACATAGATGCGGGTCTTGCAACCCCTTATGTGTATGCGACTCATCAGGCAACGAAAGGAATAGCGGGTGCTACAGTGTATGTTAAGATGGCTGAAGCCCTTGCAACTGATGCAGTCATTGGACATACCTGTGCTCTTATCAATGCAGACAGACCTACGGCAACAGTGAGAGGAAGAGTTGTTAGTCAAAGTTTGAACGGAGCTTCGAGTTACATTGCCGTTCAACTTATTGAAGCTGACGACAATGCAATCGATGGTGATGGAGCCTCTGCCGCTTCCTCATATAATCTTGCCACCGCTGACAGGATTATTTACATGGCAGGCGCCTATCCATGGGGATCGTCCGCTCCAGAAGCATTGAGTTATACGCCCACTAAGTTTACGAATTATACTCAGGTTGGGCGAGATGTATTCAGCTTGTCTGAATCGGCTCAGGCACAGATCACTCGGACGGGGGATATTTATGACAATGACAAAATTCGCCTTATGTATCGCCATGCTCAGGGATGGGAATGGTCAGCGATTTTTGGTCATAAGTACTCTACGTCTGACATAATCAGCAAACAGCCATTGTACTACACGGAAGGTTTACTTGACTTCGTGCTGACAAACAATGCTTCGATGTTCCAGGATTACCGTTATGCGACGGATGAGTTGTATGCTGGTAAAGACTGGGTTGAAGCGGGGCATAAGTTCATTCGCAATTACTTTAAGATTCTGCGCCGGTTTGCTCCAGACAATGTGTTTGTCTTGTGCGGTGATGGAGCTGCCGCCGGAATGGAAGAACTTGCGGAAACTTACGGTCACGTGAACGTAGAAGTTGGACAGAAAGATTATGGTTTGGAGGTCTCCACTTGGAGAACATTCTCTGGATCATTCCCTTTCAAAATTCATCCACTTCTTAGTCGAGAAAGTTCAACCAATAACCTGATGATTTTCTATGTCCCAGAGAACATGAGACTGTGTCCTTTGGTAAACAATGGAAAAGATCGCCGGACCAAATTCGAGACTGGTATGGTAACTCCAGGTGTGGATGGTACGGTTGATGGATTCAAAACTGAAGCAGGTTGGAAATTCGAGTTTCCAAATCAGTTTATGATTCTCGATGGCATTGGATTGAAGAACTCAGTGTCGTAGTAGGTTGAGATATCGAGACTCTGAAATGGGTCTCGATATCTTATTTTTCAATTAGGAGAAAGAGAATGGCAGCGCCGACAGTTAATACCAAAGCCTGGATAAGACAGAAATTTATTGAAGAAACTGGAAGATTTGATCTCGTTCAAGACCATATAAGTTACGTCGACAAGGGTGCAGACTTTTTCATAGATGCTGGAAACAAAATTCTTGATATGAGAATTGAGCATCCAAAATCTATTACAAGGTTTCAGAAAAACATCACCGCCGGTGTAGTTAAACTTGAAATGCAAAGACTTCAATCTGTGGAAATGGTTGAAGTAATGAATGCAGAGGTCAGAACTGAACTTAGTCCTATGGACTACAAAGAATTTCGTAAGAAGTTTAATCTTGCATCTTCCAAATATGAAAGAGGTGTTCCTTCAATTTATGCTTTATTGGAAAATACCCTTTCTCTTGAGCAGAAAGCCATAACAGCAGCTAACTACGCTTCGACTTTTACTTACGATTACGAAGACCTTCGTTTTCACGATAACAATGTATTTTTGTATGATGGAATTATCTGGAATCCTCCAGCTGATGTTACCTATACAATAACAGTACATGCCCATTTCTATTCTCACTTGGTGGAAGACACTGACAAGAATTTTTATTCGGTGAATTTTCCGACTCTTCTCATTCTCGCTTCTAAATTGGCTCTTTATTCATCGTATGACAATACTTCAGGAATAAGAGATACCCTTGCTGCAATGGAGGTAATAGAGGAAGGATTGGACAAAAATCTTATTAATCAAGAAATGTCAAGGGCTGGTTTACAAAGGAAAGGGTTTTGAAATGGCGAAAACAATAAGAACTTATGAGAGAGTATTGTTGGAAAAAGAAATAAAAGCTGCTCATTTCAAAGTACTCGAAGGAAGAATCAAAAATTTAGAAGAAGAAATTCTAATTTTAAGGGGACAGATTGAGACGCTTTCACGACAACCAAATAGATTTGAAGAAAGGTCTGAGAAGGCATTACCAGGAAAAACCGAATAATTACGATCTATTTGATTTATACAATTTTGAGCCTACTGTAAATGGGTTAGTTCCTTACCTTCCTGTAGAGGAAGCTATCCCAGCTGAAAGAATAACCCTCGAAGGGTTCGATACAACCTTTCCTTTTCCACAGTTATTTATAGGAAAAAGGTATGTTATTCTTGCAGGTCGTGATGAAATACGTCTCGTCAATCGTGATGATTTTACTCAACCTTTTATTCCTCTTACAACTTATGACGCCGATAATCCCAATTCAGAAAAATCTATAACTCCTGGAAAACCGTGGACATTTGTAGATATGCAGAACACTTGGTTGTTGACTAATGGAGTAGATACAGTATTCTTTTCAGGTAAAGAAACAATGGTAGGTGAGACTCCAAAGGTTTATGTCAAGAGTGGTTTGCCAATTGAAACTATGACTTATTGGAAAGGGCGTGTATTTTTTGGGGGATTTGATTACAATCAGTTTTGGAACACTGACTGGAAAGAGTTTTGGACCAAATGGTACACTAATGAAGATGGTGTTGGTATCAATACTGGCATTTCTGCAACAAGACCGATAAATGAAGATACTCCATTCATGCCAATGGAAGAAAATTTCATTTGGTACTCACTTATAGGAGGAGGCGATGTTTTATGGTTGTTCTTTCCTACCCTTGCTGAGAGTGGTTATGTTTCGAGTATTTATGGATCGAGCAAACCTTTGTTGTTTGATCTTTGGCAGAGGGGAGATCAAGGATGGATGGCTATTGATGGTATTGGCAAGGTGCGCCACTTTCATGCGTTTCAAGATGCCTTGATTGCAGTACTCGATGAGAGTATTCACGCTTTATTCAATGTTCAAAGTCCTGCTCCCATGATTGGACAAAGGAAGTTATATAACTTAGGAGTAACGGCGAAGGCATTTGCTGGTGATGAACGAAGCTTTGTTTTTATTGACAAAGGAGGAAATCTTGTTCGCATTGATTCTGATCTTACAGTTACTGTTGAGGGGTATAAGGAATATTTGTGGAATATCAGAGATACTGATATTGTTATGTTTCATAGCCCTGACCCCTCTGATCTCAAAGGGATTGGTAAGTATTTTATTTGTACCGAACATAAAACCTTTGTTTATAACGGAGAGCTTTTTGAAACAGGACAACAGATAAAGAGTGTTTCTTATTGGAAGGGAGACACAATTGGGATTACGGATTACTATGATGATGGAGTTGATGAAGGAAGGATATGTATTGACATTGCAAACTTTCTTGATCCAGGTTTGAAACAGCTCGATGCCTTTCATGTTTTCTTTAAGGAAGAAACGATTGGAGATTCGATTCCTACTTTGTCATTGGCTGTGGATTATAGATATGGAACGAGGGAAGATTTTTCAACGACTCCTTATAGATTGATCAATCATAATGGGGAAGTTAATTATCCTGTCACTTCCCTTGATTTTAGATTTAGACTAAAGGTAAATGATTATGCAAAGATTAAAAGAATCTGGGGCTTCTACCCAGTTATCAAATTCGTTGACAGAAGATTCAAAAGATCAACTTCTATTGATCAAGCTGGTCGGTAAGCAAATTACTGATTGGTGGGACAAAGTTTGGTATGTAATGAAAAGCGCTTTGCCTCAGGAAGTAGATGAGCCTGGATTAGATATTGAGAATAACATTTTAAGTTCCGCAATAAAAGGAGATCTTGAAATTTATTTTGTAATGAGAGGTGACGAATTTATTGGAGTGTTGGCGATTAAAGAAGAAGTCGAATATATATCTGGAACTAAGAATTTACTAATTTATGCTCTTGCAGGAGTGAAACCTTTAACGATGGAAGATTGGATAGTTGGGTTGAAAGAGTTAAATAAGATTGCACGAATCAAACTTTGCTCCAACATTATTGCTCAAACTACTAACCATCAAATTATTGATACCATTAAAGCTCTTGGTGGTCAAGCCAGTTGGACTTTAATTAAGATGGGAGTTACATGGAATGTGTAAGATCAGAGAATATGAAGTACAGGATGTAGAGGAAATCATTTCTTTGGGCAGATTGATGCATGAAGAAGGAGCTTATTCTTTTCTTCCTTATGAACCTAATAAACTCAAATTGCTCCTTTATCAATTTAAAGTAACTGGAAATGGTAATGTATGGATTGGATTTGAGAATGATATAATTGTAGGAATGATTTCTGTTTTTATAACAGAGTACTTCTTTTGCTATGAAAAAATAGTTCAGGATCTCGTTTTATATGTTCATCCTGATTTCAGAAACAAAAACTCAACTTTAGCTATTAAATTAATTAAGTCAGCAGAACAGTGGGCTAAGTTTAATGGAGCAAAAGAATTTTGTCCAGCGTCAAGTATTTCTATTTCATCAGACAAAGTTGCCAAATTGTATACTTTTTTAAAGTATGAAACAGTAGGCCACTTATTTAAAAAGAGGTTACAATGATTTGGGATTATAAATTTTTTGGTTTGACTGGAAGGATCGTTGAACAGATTGTATCTACTTGGGAGCCTTTCACTTTGTATTGTGGTGGTGGAGGCCAATCAGGAGCAGTAACAATCGATCCTACAATAAAAACATATTTTAGAGATATGATGAATGATACTGGTGAGCGTACGCTTAACCTCAGTATGTACGATCTCGTTAATACAGCTACTGGATCAGCTGGTAATCCATATAGTGGAGATTTCTCATTTAATCCAACGGCGGCGCTATCTTTCTCTGGTGCAAGTCCTCTCGGTTATATGAGAGGTGTTTGGGATGATGCAATTCAGCAAGTCACGGATTTAAACCCCGAAACTTTTTGGAAAAGCGCAGTGGATGCTGCTTATTCAAAGTTGGACAAATTCTCCTCCATTGATTTTGTAAGTAGTTTGGCTACTGTAGTATCGACTTTAATGACTCAAGTCAATACAGCTCTAAGCAATGCTAATATAGAATCTGCAGTCACTGCTTACGAAACTGAAAAAACCCCCCAGTTTATGAGAAGTGTTGGTAGATTCGCTGCAGGAGCGGCTGATGTTAATGCAGTGATGAGCTCCGCCTTCATAATGGGAATTGCTTTTATGGAGAATGAATTTGCAAACGAAGTTGACAATTTTAGAAAACAGTTAAAATTCCAGATTCTTGGTTCAATGGTTTCAACTACGTTGGAGAATTGGCTAAAGGCGCAATTAGGAAGAATTTTAAATAAAGATCAAATGATTCTTAGTGCCCCTTCTCTTATTGCAGAACTTGAAAAACTTAGAGAAGGACTTTTTATTGACTTAGCTCGACTAAGAGCAGATATTGAAAGACTTGTTATTATAGCCAAACAAGAACAAGTGGATGAGCAACTTAGAATAGATGTTTCCGAAGCTAAGTGGGACTTAGAAGCAATGGTTTTTGCCACTAATCTTCTCGGCGCCGCTCAAGGAGGAACAGGATATGTTCCTCCTGCTCCTTCGAAAACTCAATCTGCTCTTAGTGGAGCATTTGGGGGAGCTGCTCTTGGAGCTGGGATTGGTTCTATTGTTCCTGGTGTAGGTACAGCAATTGGAGCTGGAATTGGAGCACTCTTAGGTTTCGGTGCAGGCTTACTTGGTTAGAAAGGAGAAAAGAAATGCCATACAGTGATATATTTAATAAGTATCTAAATTTGAAACCTCTCAGTTCAAGGGATTCTTTGAAGAGAAGGAAAATAGCTCCTGGAATTACTGCTGTCTCATCTCTTCGTACAGTTGATCCAGGTATTTCAGATGTGTCAAGACAGACTGAAATGCTTGGGCAGTATCTGACTAAACTGGAAGACCCAAATAATCCTTTAACGGAAGTTCAGCTTCCTGATGGTACAGTTTTTAAGGGGTCTTACAATGCTCCACAACCTATTCCAACTACACCGCCCGCTCCATCTGCTCCTCAAATTCCTTCATTCAATCCTCCAGCTGTTATTCCTACAAGAGATTTGACAGTTTCTCAACCCTCTTTCCCTGGTGTTGAACCTCCAGGTCCATTGCCTGCTCCGCCTACTCCTGCTTTCGGCAGTTTTGGTGATTTTCTCAAGAGTCCGCTTTTCCGAGCTACACTGGGACGTATCGCACAAGCGATTGGAACAACTAAAGATTACACTACAATTGGGGCTCAGTTAGGAAAACTTGGTGAAGACCTTGCAGTGAGTCAAAGTTATAGTACTTATCTATCTGATTTATATGCAGGCAAGAGTCAAAAAGAGTTGGCTGAGAACCCTAATTATACTATTCTTTCACAGGAAGCTAAAGCTCAAGCGATGCAAACTTTCCTTCTTTCACAGGAAGCGGAACGATCTGGTAAAAGACTGGAGTTGGAAGAAAGAAGAGTAGGAACGGAAGAAAGGCGAGCAACTGATTACAGTAAGTTAGTTGAGTCAGACATTGCTGGCACAATATCTGCCAAAGATAAAATAAAGTTAGAGGAAGCAGCTTTAGCCTTACAAAGTAAACAGATATCTCATGGCAGGTTTATCAATCTTAATGAAATTACCTTATTCGATACAGAGAAAATGGAATTTATCCAGGTTCCTGGTGGAAATATGAAAGACGCCTTCAATTTAGGACAATTGACTCCCGCCGAACAAAAGCAATTTATGGATTTTACTGCTGCCGATTTTTTGAATGATGCTAAAGCAAAGTATGTGGAAATGTTGAAGGAAGGAAATCCTAAGCAAACGAACGTGGATGCTGTAAGGAAAGCGCTTATGTACTTTGAAGTCGATGAACAAGCCGGGACAGTAAACTGGCAGAAGGTTGTTAGTTATTTAGATGTCGAACAGCAGAACGAGTTTAGGAAAGTAGTTGGTTTGTATGTAACACAGCGTTTCGGAGGGATTCCAGCTTCCTATACCTTTACTACTAATCCTCGAAGCCTGCTTCAACCTTCGCCAACTGTGCAACCAACTCCAGGAACTAAACCAGTGGTAAGACCATAATGCCTACTGAGCTTAAGCGATTTTACACAGACCTCTCACAATTTATTGATCTTCAAACTCCAGAAGGTCAGCCTCTTAACTTTCGCCAATTTACTCTGACTATGCGTGACCCAAAGGCGAGAGAATCTTTTTATGAACAGACGTCACAATATGTTGATCTCGGTCCACACGAAGAATTTAATAAAAGTATCGGAGAAGGTCTTAAGGAAATCCCAGAAGATTATGCAAGTTATGATACCGACATCGGGCGCTTTTCTTCTGGACTTGGTAGTTTTGTCCAAAGTTTTACTTCCGTTATTGCAGGAGTTCCTGAAAGCGTAGCAATACTTTCTAAAAAGCTCGCACAAGTTACTGGATTACCCGACAAGCCTTTATCAGAGTATGCAACCTATGAACTTGGACAAGATATTAAGAAGGTTGCGGCGGATTTGTTTCCTACAAATCCAAAATATCAAGAAGAATTTTTTACTACGACTCTCGCACAAGGAGCTGGGAGTCTGGCAGGTTTTGTTTCTGGGGGTTTAATTGCAAAAGGATTAAAAATCTCCGTTCTTGCAACATCTGCCTTTCTTGGATCTACAACCGTTTCAGCCGATGAATACCATCAGGCTCTGCAAGAAACTGGAGATGAAGAGACAGCCTTCAAAACTTGGCTTGCCAATCTTCCTTGGGGAGCCTCTGAAGCCATTCCAATCAATCGTGCTTTTCAAAGGATTGACAGGGTGACGGGTGGAGGAATCAAAAAAATCCTGTCTAAGTCATTGCAATTTGTTAAAGGTGGTCTTGAAGAAATGATCCAAGAGACCTTTCAACAATTTATGAGCAATGCAACGGCGAAACAGATTTATAATGCAGAACGCAGTTTAACTGCCGGAGTACGTGAAGGCGGCTTGTCGGGGTTTATTCTTGGAATGGCATTAAATGCTATGGGAATAAGTGCGAAGGTGTTAGGAAGGAATGCTCCTACATTTGGAAAAACTCCAACAGAAGGCGAACTTGCTGATCTCAATGCAACTCAGAGTGAGGTTAGTGCTGAGGAAAGAGTAAGACAGCAAGTCAAGAGTGCAATTGGTGTGAGTGAAACTGGAGGTGAGTTTGAGGCAGAGACTGCAGTGCAATTCCTAAGAGGATTGAGTCAATATACTGGGAAGAATCTTGCTGAACTTGTAGAGTTTGGAGTTGGAAAAAATCTTATTGATGAGCTCAAAGGAAAAACTATTGATTCTTTAAGTGAAGTTCCAGAACTTGCTTCTTCACAAGAAGCGTTTATTGTTGGAAAACATTTGTCGGATAAAGCGGAAACAGAAATAAGAGAAGAAGTTATTAAACTTAATAAAGAAGTACTTAGTGGAGAAAGTAGACAAATTATAGGAGGGCGAGATCAACTTTTAAGAGAGTCTCTATTCTCGAAAACAGGAAAATTTATTACATTCAATGAGCAAACTGGTCAATTGGATGAATCTGAACTTCCCTCTACTGTTCAAGAAATGATAAGTGGGGCAGAGAAATCTTATCTCGAAAATCAGGTCGGTGTACAGTTCTTTAAGGATGGTCGTGCATTTGTATCTCTTACTCAAAGTTCTGATGTATCTACAATTGTGAGAGGTTTTGCTCAAGTAGCTAAGTTATATCTTAATGTTTCTGATCAGAAGATTTCTAATGAATTAACTGATGAAGAATTTACAACATCTTTTGAGTCATGGGTATCAAGTGGAAGAACTTCAAATCCACGACTCAAAACGATTTTTCAAAAGCTCCGTCTCATGTTTGAAAAAATATATTCCGCCTTCCATGAAAATCTTGGCGTCGAGTTTTCTCCTCAGATGGAAGCCCTGTTCGATCGTATGACTGGAGGCGTAGAATTAATGGGTCAAGAAGATCAGATTTCCCATGCTCAAAGTCAGGTCGACGAAAGTTATTGGTTAAATCAACTGTATGGAGAAGACGAGGAAGGAAGAGCAAAGAGTAATGAAGGTGAACGCCTTAACACTGGAACTATCGGAGTTGATCCTGAAGTTATTGCAAAAGGAAAAAATGAAGCTGGAGATATAAGTTATAATCGACCTAATTCAGTTTGGTGGTTAAGTCAAAAATCAAAGTTCCCACTTCATATTTTTAACAAACTTAGAAGAAACTCCACCGATCCTTCCAAACCATCAATGCCTGAAATGTCTTCCCTTCGAATCATATGGGGTGACTTAGCAGTTAAGGGAAAAGATAGAGATTACGAATCTCATTACAAAAAGTTGCGTCCTGCTTGGTGGCGCCGATTGGCAACTGAGAGATCTACAGTCAAAGAAATAGAATCCAAGATTCCAGAAGCTGTTGGGCTCATCCACAAAATAAGAAGTGAAAACGTACCGATTACATTAATTGAACAAGCTAAAAAAGAGCTTGCTAATCTTTATGTAAAGTATCCAGAACTTCAACAGGCTATAGATGGAGTTGATGGAAGAGGTGGGCTAATTCAGCTTCTTGAACAAGTTAAAGAAGAAACCAAAGCATCTAAAAGAAAGCAATATGAAATAGATTTGGATGAGTTTCAATTTAGTGTTTTTAAAGAAGTTGTTGACGAAGGTAGAAAAACAGAATCGGCTGTAAGAAGAAACACTGACGTAATTACTTTAGCTAAAGAAAAGTATATACAGAATAGGCTTAAGAAACCTTCACGAAGAACAAGGAAGCGCCGTACAAGAGATGAAGTCGAAACATCATGGAATGAACTTACTGCTGATGAAAGAACAGCTTACATAGATAAGACTGTTGCTAACTTAGTTTCAAAATTAAATCGTGATGTTATTGATCCATATAAAGATATAGATACTTGGGGAATTCAAGATTACTTTCCTCATGTTGAACTTGGAAATTATGCTATTTACGATGGTAAGGATAGACGTGTAGGATTCGGGCGCAATCATAAAGAAGCCAAAAATAAAGCTTATAAACTTCGCCAAGAACTTAAAGCTCAAGGAGAAGATCCTGGTTTGTACGAAATCAAAGCCGAACCAGCAAGAGTCGATCCTACTGCTAAGAGGGAATTTAAGATAGTAGATGAAAAAGGAAAAGAACTTGCAAGGACAAATGACTTTGATGAAGCGAGAAAGAAAGTAATAGAATTTCGCAAGGAGGGGAAATGGACACAAGTTGAGCATGGTATTCTTAAGGGAGATAATATATTTGATATCCTCCCCATTTATATTCATGCCATGAATAAACGTAATATACTTGGTCCCATTCAGAAGCAGATTAAGAAGGAGATAAAGGAAAATCCAGACATTTATACTCCTGACCTAATTGCTATTCTTCATTCTCAAATGAAAGCAGCTCAGGGTTCTACCCATGGTTGGATTGATAATACATTTGATAGAATATCATTTGCCTTTGGGTGGGAAACTGGGAAGGCGGCCAAATGGGCAAGAGGAGCTAAGTGGATTACTGCTGTAACTAAACTAGGATATCGTCCTGTTGCTACTGCTTTGAATGCTATGTCAGGTTTTGGTATGACTTACACTAAGGTAGGAAACGAAGTTTATGTTAAAGCTCAAGATGTTTATGAAGGAGAAACTAGAATTTATAAAGGACTTGATGGAGTTGAAGTTGATATGCTCCAAAAAATTAAGGACATTGAAGATGAACATAGACTTGGAACTACACTTGGTGTTGATGCTTCAGGAAATATAAAACAGAAACTTTCTGTTTTTCATCCTCTTGGTCCTTTCACAAGAGTAGAACGCCCTGTCCGTGAATTCGGATTTATAGCAAATTATATTCTCCAGCGAGAAAAGTTTGGTTTAAATGATGCAGATGCTACCATCCAAGCCATTGAGAATATGTACTTCCAACAAGCCACTTATAATGCAGCTGCTATTCCTGAAATGCTTAGAGGAACTGGTGGGAGCGTTGTTGGACAATTTAAAGCTTATTTTATAAATCATCTTCAATTCGTTTCTTCTCTTAGAGGATGGGAGATACCTCGTTATTTAGGAGTATCGCTTGTTATTGGCGGACCAAGAGCATTAATTTATTTCCTCAAGACAGTTCCAATCCTTCTTGCCTTTGGATTAGATGATAATCTTGACGATCTTGAAAGGTGGATTATCACAGGTGAAGATCCACTCGCCGTTGTAAGTAGAGGAGTTCCTGGTTTACTTGGGGCGGATATCTCTGCTCCAGCAACTTTCCAATTTCCTCAACAACCTCTCGAATGGCTCGGTCCAATTGTAGCTGAAACGGTTTCTCTTACTAAAGATGTTATAACTCCTGCAGTATCTGCGGCAGTTGATGCAGCTCTTGGAGAAGAAGCCAAAGATAGACCTGGATTTTTAACTGAAAGGGGAATTAATTGGGCAGAGGGTCTTGCTCCTATTTACTATTATCTTAATCAGTTTTTGGATAGTGTAGTTCTTGCTTGGGATTACACAGGTGAGAAGGACCCTTTTGCTAAGAGGTTGTGGGATACTTACCATATGCCTGATATATGGATTAGAGATTCTCAAAACAATCTCGCTTATCCAGTAGGGGGAGCTCAAGATAGATTGTTGCTTGCTTTGGGAGCATCACCTATTGTTAAGTCTGACTATTCTCTTATGAAGCAACATCTCGAAAGGAAAATGGAAATTCGTAAAGATAATCGCAAAATATTACTGAGGAGAATTACAAGAAAACTGAATGAGGGAGAACTACTCAGTGATGATGATTTGCAGGATATGCTTATCTATGACTTAAATCCTGAATCAATCCCAAATGCTTTTAAATGGCAAAACATGACTCCAGAAATGAGAGAAGTATGGAAGCAGAGTATCCTTGATAGAGCAGATGCGATTGATATTATGGGATTAGAATAAGACTTCACCCTTCCTTACGTTCATTTCGTGAACGTGAGATTAAATCACTAATTTTCATTTCAAAATAATTTAACATATTTTTCTTCAAAATAGGTTTAGGGCTTGACCTAAAGTTTTCGTATGACGAATAAGTTCCTTCTTTAATCCCAAGATCTGTCGCAACTTCTCTCGCACTCATACCAAGAGTTTTTCTAAGGTCTTTCCAATCAACTTCGATCTTTATCCCAATTGGTTCTTTCTCATTTAAAGGTAATGGATAAATGTGAATACGATCTTTGAGAATGCTGTAACAGCAATTGTAAAACGCTACGTCGATAGGTTTTCCCTTGTCGATCATAATACATTCACTTGGTTTTATGCTATGAAGGCGGAGCAAATAATCAGCAGTTCGATAGACTGCTGTACGATTGCCATAACTCCAACCAGGAAAGATAATATATTTAACTTTTCTTTTCATCTTTGTTGTCATAATTAAATACAATTAAAGCGTCTGTCGCATTTCCTTCAACCCCTTTGCATATTACCTCTCCCATTTTCTCCCATGTAGCTATCATAGTTGATACTCTTTTTTCATCGATTTCACGCCAGAATCGTGACATGATTTCTGAAAATTTGACTTTTCCATTTTGATAGACGAAGCGAAATATAGCGTCCATTACATCTGCATCTTCAAGGCGCCCCATACCAGCGAAAGTTCTACTCATCTTTTCTTCTGTTCTTGTTAAAAGATCATAGGCTCTATTGAAATCCTCCTCTGTAATAACCATATTTCCTTTGCGGGATATGTTCATTATCATACATAGTTTAAGGAGGTGAGTCTGTCTGCGCTCTTTATATTCTGAAAGACGTTCTTCATATAATCTTACATCATCCTTTTTATTATTGTACCAATTCTCGTAAACTTTACGGAAAGATTTGTCAATTTTAAACCATCCCCTTTTCTCACGCATTTCTCTTAAATCTGAAAGCAAAGCACTTTCAAGTTCCTCTGAAGGTCTGATGTCCTGTGGGAAGGCGATGTTACGTTCCTTTCCTTCTTCGTAAACGGAGATCACTCGACTCATGAATCCGATTGTTACTGCTTCATCCGGAATCATGCGTGCAAGCATTCCAGGTTGGGTTCCTCCAATAATGTTGACAAAGGGATTAATAAGAATATCAGCGCCTTGAGTTTCAGTTTCATAGCGCCATTTCTCCTCGTCGGTATCAAATAGATCAGTTAAGTCTTTAACAAGTTGAAAGTTATGATGATTGATGAAAACAGTTACTTCTCCTGAAAAGACTGTCATTTCTGAGATTGGTTTGTTTACTCGGCGATCTATTGAGAGGGATTTTCCTCCAGCTCCAGATGCCGCCATTATAGAAAGGAAGCGGCGCCTTGTCAAAGCTGCCGGTGCCATAGGTACATTTATTTGGCTTAGCATCTTTCTTCCAGGATTAAGAGCAGTACCCTTACGAGCTCCTGGTGGTCCAACGAGGAAAATGTAAAAGTTAGGAAAGAGTTTCCTGTCCCATAAAAGTCCAACCTTACGACTTAGAGCAGAAGCAATTACAGACACAGCTACCCATTCCGAATAAATACGAGGAGATTCGAGATTTGCTGTGTATTCTTTCCATCCAATAATCCAGTCAGGAAGTTTGGTCATAGAAGATAGTTTCTGCTGGATTCTTCATGACAAGCATAGGCAAGCTCAGCATAGTTTTCGAGATCGACAATCGTGTCAATCAGTGTCTCATTTTGTGGCTTCTTTCCCTGAACGATCAAATTGTTTAGTCTATCCATTTTCATTAAAACCATAAATAGAGCATAACCAGTTGGATAATGAATATTTATTTCAAGAGCTTTTGCCGCTCCAGAAACTCTCTTGAAATTAGAGAGTACATCTTTCTCACTTGCGTAGTCCGAAGACTTTTTACTGAGAATCTCTTGTTTCATTTCTTGAATTAGATTTACTAATCTGTTATACTCTTTTTGATTCATTTTATAATCCCCTTTAATTGTTTGGTAAGTTCATCTTCGTTTTCCATCCTAAGCTCCGTTTGCTCCCCCAAATTCTTTGTCCCAACCGACCATTCGGAAGGAATGACAAACTCCCGATCAGCCCAGTGGAGGGGTCGCTCCAACGACCTTTTCATTCTAATCAGGAGGTTTGCCATTCTCTTAGCTCCTAAGTTAATTTTAAGTTGAAAATTAATCGAGTCATGAACCTGCCTTAAAAGATCAACATCTTTAAACTCCTCATTGTAATAAAATTCGAGGAGTCCCCAACGATTAATTATTTCTGCCGTATTACTTTGAGCGGGGAAGGCGTAGGCTTTCTTGAAAAGCTCGTCTCCCCATCGATCAAAAAATAAAAACTTCCTTCCGAAGCAATTAGTTACTGTTCGATTTCGGCTAAGTTGTTGTTCTTTAATTTGTAGCTGATAGCCTGAGCGTACGTCAGGATATATCTCATGGTACTTCTGAACAAGGGCAAGTCCTTCTTTTTCAGTTATTTCAAGCATATAAGAAAATTTCTTATAGCCGAGATCAAAGTTCAATGCATGATTACAAGTCTTTCCCCAGAAACGGTGTGTTTGATCTCCATAGCCTATCTGGCATTTGATTTGTTCTTTGTCCATTTGCTTGACTTCATCCGCTGGAATGCCGAAGAGTTCGGATGCTGTTAGAGAATGAATGTCAATTCCAGTCTCGAAGGCCTCAATCATCTTTCTCACGTTTCCGATGTAAGCAACGGAGCGTGCATCCGACTGGCTTAAATCAGCATTGAAAATCAAATTTCCTGGATCGGCGAGAAAAGCTATGTTCATAGATTTAGGTTGGTTTTGAGCATTGCCTCCATAACCGTCTAAATCTTTAGTAGAAGCAAAACGAGCCATTTCTGTTACAGGCTTGAAGAAATAATGAAGGCGGTAATGAAAATCGTCGTGTAACGGTGTGTCGTTTTGGGTGACGTTTAACGGTTGTTCGGTAACGGTTGCGCCGTCAGGCGTGGCGTGTGGTGTCCCGTACGGTTTAAGCTTCATTGTGTAATACCGTGATCTGAAAGTGGACTGGTTACGGTATTGGAGAATGAGCCCCGCTTCCTTAAATCCACGTCTCTTGAGCCTGACAAGCGCTCCTTCATTAGCCGTAGACTTTCCTCTTTCAAGATAAGGTTTGACCTTTTTTTCTCCATAGAAATATTCTTTGCATTGTTCGTGAGAGTTAGGATTGAAGTCACGACCAGTCATAATCTCAAGTTCTGTCTGGAGCTCTGTCATTTTAATCTTTGCTTCTTCCGCAAGTTTGTCAAGCCTTTCCTTGTCTGTTCTCATTCCTCGCCTTCCCATATAAACTGAGGGAATAATAAGTCTCGCCTGTTTTTCATAAGCATCTAAGTTCTTGATAGACCTAAGATCAGCTTTAATAAGATCAATCGTTTCAAAGCAGACAAGCGCATCACGAGCATTGTATTGCCAATACGTCTTCCAGTCTTGGGGATCACGAAACTCTTGCTTTCCCTCATCCTTGTAATAAGGATGTTTTGTGTAAGTCGAAGTTATAAAATCAAGGCCCATTGGATACTCTGGATAAAGAATCCTGTGGGCAATCATTGTATCTTCTATTTGTCCTTGTGTAATAATTCCAAAATGAGAGAAGATGAATGTTATATCGTAAGCGAGATTTTGCCCTATTTTGGTTATGGCTTCTGACTTTAAAATCTGAGCAATTAGATTCCACAGCTCGATTTCTTGCTCAACAGTCCAACAGTTTTCATGATTGTAAACAAAAGGGATACTCATCGCTTCATTGTTCTTGAAACAGAACGCTATGCAAGATACTTCATTCCGAAGAACTTCGATGTCGAAGGATACTTTTTTCTTTGCCGAGCACTTGATAAGGTACTGCTTGGCTTCGGTAAAAGAAGGCTCAACGATTAATTTCGGATTTGGAACTTTGTAATCTGAAGTTTTCGATTCTTCCTTCGCTCGACCAAAATCATGCTTGATAAGGTGATAATCAAGCCAATCTCTTAATGCAGCGGCGGGATGAATGGTTGGTACTATTTTCTTTTGTAAGCCTCCATACCAAAGAATAGAGCCTCGCCACTTTGTTATCTGCCCATGTTCAGTAAAAGCCCAAAGAGCAGCATTACCCATTGGGCAGATAACATTACCTTTAAAGTGGCTAAGCTCGTCGAGAAGTTGTCCTCTATAAACTTCTCCAACTTCTGTAAATCCTGTATCAGCACGCCAAAGAAGCTCGCTTCCTTTGAAATAAAATTCTACATCGGAGTTACCTACCTTGCGTTTTACCTTACGAATCTCGAACTTAAAAAGATTAGTAAGATATTGATCCTCTCGTCGAAGACTTACTTCTGAAAGAATGAGATTAAATAATCTTCCTGATTTTCCAACGAGTGGTTCCCCTTGCAGAATTTCAGTCTTAGCTGGAGCTTCCCCAACGAAGGCGATAGAAGAATCCAACGAGCCTATTGAACCAACCTCGATGTTACCTGACTTTGGCTTATCCGATTTGAGAAGAGGAATCAAATACGGATTCCTTTTCCACAGACAGGACATATCTTTGCTGCAGCACAGACAGGACATCTTTGTCCGGTGTAGTGCCCATGCATTCCGCAAAGGCGGACATCCTTTATCGCTTCCTTAATGGAATCGATTAGCAAGTGGGCGTTATCGACTCGATAGAAATCACTGGAAATCTCATCTGTTGGTTTTGTCATAGGTAGCCTGTCTTTTATAATTGACAACGCTTCTCCTATTCTTTCTTTGTTCAATGGTACTTCAATTAAAATTTTCATTTCTTACCTCCTTCTGAACTTACTGGTTTACTTACTACAAATTTTTTATCTTTGTTGGGGTATCAAGCGTAATAATTGGAGACATTTCTGTAGCTATCGCCTGGTAATAAGTAAGCGGCACACGTCCTGGTATTTGGTGAACAACCAGTCCTCCTTGAGGGTACAATCCTTCCTTTGATGCTTCCTCGATTAACTTTTCTAACTTCCTTGCATCTGTAGAAGATAGAACTTTATATTGAAATTTCATTGTGAATCTCCTTTTGTTTTAAGTGTACGAAAGAGAAGCAATAAGATTTTTTATCTTGGAGTTTAATTCTCTCATCTTTACGTAAGATACTATTATATACTTTAACTCCGCTGAAGAAAGTTCATCAATGGTGTGCACAAATTTTGTATATGATGGAGCGGTGATTTCTTTTTCTTCATCTAAAGTAGTAAATCCCACCCCCAATATTTTTGGTTTTCCTTTGAAAGTTATTGTTAATGGAGGATTAAAAATTATGTTAAACATTTCATTCTCCTTTCTTTCCATAATTAGGTGGTACTTCGTTATGAACATTCAAAACATAATCTTCCTTGAATTGCTCGCTCAGATCGAATCCCTTCCCAACACAGTTATAATTTGCACAAGCAAGTAAGATGTTTCCACTTCCTACACAGGAGCTCACTATGAATGATTCTTCCGGTACGAAGGTGCAAAGAATTTCTTCATACAACCCAACAGGTTTCTCAAATGGGTTAACTTTCTTTTTCCAATGATTCGGAGCGTGTTTGAAAACATCACTGTGGGGCTTGTTAAGGCGAGCCTTTCCAGATTTTTTTACATAAAAGAAAGGCTCGATTGAGTGACCAAGAGTATCAAACGGATTATTACTATGTCCGAAGCCTTCTTTGTACCACTTCCCATGAAAAAATAGTGGCGCTCCTTTTCCTTCCACAGGCTGAGTTGGGATAAATCTTGCCTCGAAAAGCCACTTCTGAATCTCCCAAAAAAATTCGTAGCCAAACCAAATTATGAGCCATCCGTCAGGACGAAGAACACGATGAGCTTCTGATACATTGGCTTTGAAAATTGTGGGAAACTGTTCTCGATCAGTTGCCTTGTAAGACTTTCTTGTCTTCGCTTCCTGGAAAGTTTTAGTAGTAGTTATTCTTTCGTTTTCCTCAATCGGATAATGAGGATCAAATTCTACAAGATCAATTGATTCAGAATCAAGTTCTTTTAGACCAACTACTGAGTCATTGACGATATACCAATCAGCAATTAAATTTCTAATTTGTGTAGATGTTGCATTTTGGTCCGCCTTTTTCATTACCTGCTTTCGTTGATCTCTTTCGACTTGTCTCTCGGCTTCGTATGAAATCCTTTTTAGGTCAGACCACTTCTTTACGTGCTTTCCGAGTTCCGGTATGGCGTTGAATACTTTCGCCGCTGATATAGCCTCGCTTACCTTTGCCTTTGATTTGCCGAGCATTCGTGCAGTATCTTCGAGCGAGTGCCCTTCGCTGGTAGATTGTCCTTTCTTTCTCTGTCCATACAAAGTGACACAAGCCTCGTGGAACTTCTGTATCCCTTTCGCTTCTTGCTCTGGAGTAAAGTCTGTTCGATCAAGATTTTCCCGAAGCTCAATTGCTATTATTTCATCTGCGCTTAGATCGGGTGGATAAATGGCGACATTGATTTCCTTCTGATCGAGTTCTTTCAATGCTCTCAGTCTGCGCTCTCCGGCGAGAAGAAAATACTTTAAACCCCCAAATGGATTTTCATATTCCATTACAGTTATTGGAGTTATCTGACCTCGCTCTGTTAAAGACTCTTTAAACTCTTTCCATTGCTCTGGAGTTTCCTCACCGAGTCCAGAACGTATGCGATCCCCTGGATTGATATCTTTGATAAGTATTCGAGCTACCTTTGACGGAGTTTCAATTCTTCGTTTGTGAGGGACTTCTATTTTGGTACTATTAGGAATTGGTTTTCTTTTCTTTGGCATTTTTTCTCTCCTCGAGTAGTTTTATAATAGATTCTATTCTCTTTTCAATCTCTTTTTCTGTCATATCTTCGATGCTTTTAACTTTCTTTGCCCTTGCTACTTTGCTCTTAACTTTGTTAGTAGATTTCTTTTTGATCTGAAGACGTGATTCTCGAATAGAAAGAATAAGGATTCTTTTCTGTTCGAGAAGAAGATTCAAGTATGGAATCTTAAGAGTTTCTAAATTCATCCTTTAGCAAGCCTCTAAAAATCTAATTTTCTTTCCTTGCTTTTCGGCATTTTCCCATTTCTCATACTGATTTAATTCATTCTCAAGACCTTCATCCCTTAATTCAACGCTGTTAGGCTTCATCGTGAACAACTGGTAACCCACATTTAGCACATGGATACTCCCCACCTTGTCCTTCGGGATATTGTCCACACTTTTTGCATTTATAACCTAAAATAATTTCTTTAGCATCATGCAATCCACATTGATACCAGTAAGTCCAATCTCTATTATTGCAATCAGCAGATTTTATTTTGTCATCTATTTTTGCAATCACGAAATCCATTATATCCCTTTCTTCTCCGTGAGAATATATTATTTGTTTAAACCGCCTAACCACGGGCTGCACGTGACCTTCGGTGCCTTTTTATTTTAGATTGAGGCACCGCTTCCTCATTTAAAATTTTGTGTGCTAATTCGCCATCGGGTAATTGCGCATAATATCTAAGAACCTTTTCATACTTCCGATTCTTTTTCAGTTCTCGCTTATATGCCAATCTAAATTCTTTTCTGCCATTTACTGCCGCAATATAAATTTGCGGGCTAACCACCGGCTCCTCATTAGCACAAAACTCACAATACCATATAGTAGTTTTCAAAGAGCTCGAGTATTTTCGAGCAAGTTGTCTTTCACAAACTGGGCATAAAAATTTTAGTTCTGCCATTCTCCTTTCACTCGTTTGTTTCGGCTAATAATTCCACATCAAAAATAAATATTTCCTCCCTAAAAGATTCGTGTTTTGTTCCATCTTCATCTTCCCATTCAATCGGGGGTTTTATTTTGTTTAATGCCTCTATTAATGCATGCAGGGCGTCGCCATCGGTAAAAATAGTGATTTTATCTTGATATTCCTGCGCGCTCAATTTACTACCTACTTGTTCTCTGTAACTATATTTTATTTGAAAAGCATACATTTCAATTCTCCTTTTGTTTAATTAGTTCTTTTTAACCAAAAGTTAAGCTCCTCGCAATAAGATAGGAGCCAAGCAAACTAACCTGGCTCCTATTGTCAGGGCGAGCTTATTTCTTTTTATCCGGTTCTGGCATTACCCATCGCTTGATAAAATTTCTCGGTTGGTCGAGCTCAACCATCTCGCCATTCCTTCCCTTGTAAAATTCCTCAATTCCTGCCACTATGAAACCTCTCAGAGTTTTGAATCCAGGAAGCTCGATCGTTTCCATACCTGGCTTCCACTGTGACTCTTTGATATCACCGTGCTGAGTTGAATTGTAATTCAAAGCAACAAATGCCACTTTGATCCTTTCACCCATAGCTTGCACGGCAAAGTCACTATCTCCTTCTATTGGAAAATATAGTTGCTCAAACAGTGGTTTAGCCAGAGGATCATCAGCGATTGCAAGAGTCACATTAATCACAGGGCGCTGTGCTTTACCTTCACTCTCGTCGGTTTCCTCCTGACCTTTTGTGCTACCAAAGGTAGCTTTAATTACTTTCACTTCATACCTCTCATTTGGTTCAACCAAATGGCGGTCTGGAGTGTTCTTCATAACTGACTGAATAAGACTCATATTGAGTCCTCCTTTTATTATGGGTTAATTATTTAAACCGGCTATAATCTCTCATCCGGTCTATTGGTTTTGGTGTGTTATCATATAATGGAAAACTTAAATGTAGGAACTCACAATAAAACTCTGTCTTTGCGAAACTTGATTTGATTAATTTCCATTCATTTCCTTCATCATCCTTTAAAACTCCCGATGTAACTCCGTGGTTGATATCTTCCTGTTTGAAGGGTGGAAAGTTATTCTGATTATATTTACTCATAATGCCTCCTTCAGTATTAATAATCCCAAATTGTAATAAATTTTCTTATTCAAAGATTTTGCAAGTTGCAATTCTATATCCGCTCCCTTCGATTTTCCCTCCAAACGAAGAAAAATATCACACCGCTTTACCCATTCTAAATCCACTTCCAACCATTTCTCATATGGTTGTGGATGTACTATATGTAAAAAGTGTGATAACAAAGGAGCATAAGGAACTAATCCATATCCAATTAAATCTGATGCTGCATCTATTTGTCGTTTTACATTGACTGCTATGTCTCCTTCTGAGTAGGGCGAGGCAATATAAACTGTTTTCATATATACTCCTTAAGATCATCCGGAAGTAAATCGGCGTTTAGTTTCTTGCCAGTTTTCCAGTGTGGTTTATCCTCGTAACTTTTTTCTGCCTTACGGAACAGAGACCTAAAGTTTGGTTCTTCTTCAACCTTAATGTTTTTTCCGTGTTTCTTTCTCAATTGTGATCCTACTATATGATACAATCCTTGAACATCCGTTAGAAGGATATACTTCACTTCTCCTGGACCAACTTGTTTCTTAGTAAGGACATACTTCTCTGAGAAAAGGCGGGGGATTTCAGTTTTCAAAGCCTTATATACTTGGAGCTCTGTTCTTTCATCTACTCCTGTTTCTTCATTCCGTACAATCCTAAGATGGCAAGTCACGAGAAAGTGCCAACTTCCAGAATTTAACTCATAGACCATTGTTGATGAAAGATCATACAGTCCAGGATAGTCTCCCTGAGCCAAATGGTCTAACAACTTTCCTCTTTCTTTCATAGATCTTTCTTTATTCTTCTCATGTAACCAGTAGTTCCCAGCTGTGAGAATCCAACCAGTATAAGAGTCAATAGAAACTGTAGCAAACCGTTCAAGGAATCCTGTGTCCCGATGATTCTCGTACGTTTTCTCCCATTCCATATATGCCTTCGGATTTCTGTTTCCTCCTTCGTCCCAAAATGGTTTGACCACTATCCATCTTTCCTTCATCAGTTTGGGATAGTGAGTCCATAAAACTACAGTCGATTTTGGGTCAAAGGAATAAATAAGCAACGGCAATGTGGAAGTTCCGAGCATCACTGTTTTACCAACAGTCGGCATTCCCATAAGTAAAGCGCTTAGTGTAGAAGTTAATGAGTCATCGTGTTTTAATTCTTCATTGCTCATTCCAATGATTCCTTCCATAGAATACATATCTTTGACCTCTCCCTGTGTTTTTTTAATTACAGGAAGAGAGCCAGTTTTAATTATTTTCATCTTAATTCCTTTCTTAATTTATAATATAATAACCTTGTTATCTCGATGTCATACAAAGCATCGTGAGCCTTTTTCTCATCCACTTCAACCTCAAAAAATTCAGTAACGGTAGAAAGTTTGAAGTCTTTGAAAGTATGTCTGACTTCCATTGCTCTTAGCGCCGCCAGGTTCATAACATCTATCGGAGGAAAAAAGAACCACGATCCAAAATAACGATCGCCACATTTCTCAAACCATGCTCGTATGAAGTCAGCGTCAAAACGAGCATTGTAACCGATGAAGTGGAATTTGTCATCTTTGTTGTAGGGATTTATATACTGAGACAAAAATAATTTTTTGAATTGGCTTTGGATAGGAATGGGATGATCATAAGATTCGATTGTTTTGTGAGTAAATCGATTGACCTCGAGAGCCTTATCATCAATCTTATCGTATTGAAATGGTGCGATATGGTAATTAAAGCTCTCTATTTGTTTATCATCAATCTCAACTATTCCACTAAGTTGGACAATACCGTTCTCTTTCGGGTCTAATCCCGTAGTCTCAACATCGACAAATAATAGTTTCATTGAACTGGTCTCTCTTAGTTTAATCCTCGTTTCACCTTATGTTCACTTTCTGAACGTGAGGAAGGACGATTTTGTAGCTCAATTTGGCGAGCCAGATCGAAAGCCATATTTGCAATAATTTTTAAGCAATGCACATTTAGTTTCGGAGGAGCGTCGGGAATGAAAGTTACGACTTGGTTTATAGAAAAAGTTCCTTCTAAACGTGAATGTGGTGTTGGCAAAACGATTCCATACACAAAATTGACTTTCATTTCTTCTTTGATTAGACCAATCCGTCTCATGATTTCCTCGACAATTTGAGAAGGAGAAAGTTCTTTCGGAATGGCTGGATGTTCTGGAGAAGAAGTTGAATGTATCCAGATCTTACCGTCGAAATGAATCTGTTCTCCACAAGTAACACATAGGTTCATTTCTCCTCCTTTCTTTTGACGCTAAGATTATAAACCATTGTAAGCCTACATTCATTCATTGCAGTTTCAATCATGTCTGCCGAGCCTGAACTGTGTCCGTTCCATATAACAACACAAGCGTCTGCATAGTTTGCCATTTCCTTGTTACGAAGCATTCCAGCTCTTCTACCAAATTGATCCCAATCAGCTTTAAAGACTGTATAGGTGATACCATTAGCTTTTGCGAAACGTTCTCCAAGTTGGTCTACTCCATGAGCTCCACCACTTACAACCTCAGAGATATGCCAACCAACTTTGAGAAGAACAGCCAGGAGAGTTTCATAGTCATTGAAGTCACGACTTCCTGCAATTATTGTTTTCATCATTTCTTCCTTTCCTTCATTATTGAAAAAAGAAGTCCTGTTTTGAGCTCGGTGTCTTCGACAATAGGCTCCAAGACTTTTTTCCTCTTTCTTAGTTTTCTTTTGTCCACTTTGATTATTTCTCCAGTTTCAGGATTAATTCTGTTGCTGACTGGATCAGTACGTGGATCCCAATGGTCGTAAATAAACTCGACTGGCGTGTCATCAGGTGTGCGGTAATACCTGAGAGGATTTGGAGTAGACCAGCAAATTGCAAAGAAGGGACAGATTTTACCATAACTGACACATCCCTCGTCGTTCTGAGGAAATGAAACCATAACTGATTGATTGGAATTTTCCTTTAGAGCAACACGAATATGCATTTTGATCTGATCATACCAATATTGGATGTTATGAAGCCATGATTGCATTTGCATCGGAGATTTACGGATGAGATGGCGTCGAAATTTTGGCGGAGAAGATTTATAAAGGAATGTTCCATCGACGAGGAGACCTATGACTTCATCAAAATCAGAAAGACAGAGAAGTCCGTGAATGTATCCAAAAAATTGATTCTTAGATTCCCACTGCTCCGCCCAATATTGAGTCTCTCTTGAGGAAGTTTTATGGTCGATTGCAATGATTTTCCCATCAGTACGGCGGCGACTTATCTTATCAATCTTAATGTGAAAAGTGCGATCATCACCAATAGGAACTGGGATTCCTATCTCGCAATAAAGATGTTCGTAGGCATCGTTTTTATATTTCTCGATATAGTAGCGGTATGCTCGTTCTGCGCTTTGTGGAGACTTTCCTTTTGCAAGTTGCATATCGTTATCAGTCGATGGAGAGAACTCTTCTCGATAAAGGGTGAGGAAAGCATTCATTGCTTCATCAAGATTTTCCTTTTTGTAACCTTTGATTCCAAGAACTTCGTGACCTTCGTGATATGATGCGCCAAAGACAAGATCTATGGAAGGGTAAGGAGACTTCCAACCGAGAATATGCTTGAAAAAACCGTAGCGCATACAGCGCTTGAAATCAGACATTTTTGAGTTGTCTATGACATCGACGACTGGATCAAGGTGAAGCGCAGTTTGTTTTCTCATAAAGTTTCTGTCTCCGGTATGCTTTTTAGAAAATCATCTGCGCTTATTTTAATGTGCACATACTCGCCTTGCTGGTAGTAAAGAACGTTCACCCTGTTTAACTTCTTCCATCCTATAATGAACCCAAGAAGGAAATTAAGTATTTGTAAGGAAGTGCAAACAATATAATCATCGGTGGTTATATCTTTTAACTTGTCTACAAAATCTCTTCCGTACTTGTTAATTCGTAGTCCATCTACCTTTCCTTCGCTCAAGAAAATGAGCTCTCCATACTTTCTGGCTTCGGAAAAATCATGGAAGGAAGAATTTACAATGAATACACGAGGCTTAGGGATGTGATTCATTGAAAGTTTCCTCTTCGTTGCCAGGTTGAAAAATTTCAGGACAATCAGAAAGCAACTCCTCTGCTGACGGCTTTGGAAAATCTCCACTTGCAACAAAAGTAAAAGGAATTTCATTTTTAGGAGATAACGCTTCGCATCCTTTATCAAGGATGTGATGAAGCCAAATAGTTTCCCCTATGTTAAGAGTCAGTTGTCCTGTATTTGCGCCGTTAACAAAAAGTGTTACACGAGCATGTTGCGAATTAAATGAATCGCATCTTAAATGAACTTTCATTTCTTATTTACCTCATGTTTAATAGAATCTCTGCCCCCTTTCAAGAGGGCAGAGTTATTCTTAATACTTGGTAATCGGAAGAGGCGATTAACTTCTCTGGGCTGTGATTTGCCGAATCTTTTCCAGTTTCTTTTCAAGCAGTCTTGTCTCTTCGGCAAGTTCTTCATCCGACTTGTTTGACAGTGAGGAACTCCGTCCTGGCGATGGCTTATATTCTGCTACGAAAGCATCGAGCTTATCCTTCGATGCTTTCGTCAGATTTCCAGCCTCGGTATATTCTGCAGTCTCCAGAAACCGACGCCCTGCTTCTGCAAGACTGAACTTGGCGTGCTCTATTACCAAGTGTTTGGCATAACTGGCATCACCACTGTCAACTGTGATCGATGCTCCAGTCAGCCATTCTACGAAGTCCGGAAAATCAGAATCAAACTCTTCTTTTTCTCCGGTGTATTCATAACCTCCGTCCGGTAGAGCGAGAATCGCTTCCTTTCGGTCTTCGGTCATTTTCGAGTCGGCTTCTGCCGCCTGATTCTTCAGGGACTCGACTCGTCCTGGTGTTAATGAGAAATTGATCTGCATATTGCAAATCCTCCTTATTTTGGATTATTGGTTTTGGAGACTTGAGCCTCCGGTTCGTTAATGATGTTTAACGCTTCATTCAAAATTGAATCTTCTATCAAGCCAAAATGAATTGGATAAACTTGTTCGAGAATTGTCATTTGAGTTCCAGAACAAAGATGAAAATAAGAGAGATTAGGATGATATAAAGAATGGTTGTTATTAGCAGATCAATTAGTCTGTTAAGGCGTCCAATGTTTACTCTCATATTTTTTCCCCATCGGAGATATTGTCTGGATCATCTTCTGGGATGTATTCAGGAATATCAGGAACATAGATTTCGTCAATGATTTCCCAATCGGTTTCACTACTAAGAGCTTTGATTTTTTCTTGCTTTAAAAAAATCTGAAAGGCTAAGTCACTTTCAAGTGGAGCATTGTTAGGTACTTCATACATATACCTGATGGTTTCAAGTACTAAGATTCGTTTCATCTCTTTTTCCTTTCTTTAGGTTAATAAAAGGCATCCTTGCTCTCCGTCTTGGGCAATTTTCCAAAGGAGGGGTTTGTAGTGGAGAACAAGGAGCCTTTTGGTTTTACTTTGATATGTAGGCATTCAACCCTATTACTACTGGTTTTCCTCCTACTTCCGCTGTAGTAGCAACATTTCCGTACGAGCTTGCCACAACCAAAGTTTTTCCACTTTTGGAAGGGCGTGGCGGGTCTTGAACAGGAATTTCAATTATCAAAATTCCCTTCTCAATTTTTGCTTTCATCTTAGTTCTCCTTTGTTTTTGACATTATAATTTAGTGCGTCGACGAGACACTTTCAGTTTTATTGCCCCAAATAAGAAAACCCGTCCTTGAATTTTGACTCTGCCCATATGGTAACCATGTACCTGCGTGCTATGATGTAGGGAAATCGGTTCTGCGGCATGTCCTACAAACTTTAATGCTTGTGGATAATTGCGATCTGTTGGATGCACTTCCGCGAGGGTCATTTTTTCCTCCTTCTCTTAGTTTTATTAGTTTCCATACTTTACTGGTTTATTTCTGCGCTGTAGAAGATTCTTTTTCTCTTCTTGCCATTTCATCCAGGCTGCAGTTTCACTCTTGATATGATATTCTCCCCATGCGAGACCAGATGCGAGGGCAAGGAAAATATAGATACACGAAACGAAAATTACTTCTGACATAATAACACCTCACTTTTAATTTCCGGCATCGTGGGCCGCCGGACTGCCCTGGTTTTGAGTTATAGTTTAAATTAAGCTTCTTCCTCATGTTCAGAATCTGAACGTGAGGAAAGTTTGATTTCTCTTCTCGCTTTCTCTAAAGAGGAAACGTAGTTCCCCGAAGGCAAGTTTAACTTAACTTCTTTAGAAACCTTTGTCCGAATATTTTTACGAATATTAAGAAAATCTAAGCTTTTAAGATAAGCTTCTGCTTCCTCATAAGAATTAATCGGAAAAGGTAACAGTTTATTGTCCTTAAAGCTTTGTGCAAGAATAGCCAATGCTGTAGCTATCACATCTGATTTACTTCGAATCCGATAATTATATTTGCTCTCAAGCACCGAGATTACAATTGCAAAGTCTTTGAGATCGCCACGAGCGTTGAATACAAACGATGAAGGATAATCTTCGGAAGGTAGGGCGGAGTGTTTTGTCTTAGTCATGGTTAATTACTCTTTTAAGGTTCTGTTCCTTAGACGGAGTCCGGCACGTTGAAATTTACAACCGGCGGGAGCGGAAAGCAAGCGCAAAGTTTGCGCACCAAAAATTTGCGCGGCTTTTGGTAAACGTTTGTTCACCAATTATAACAAAAGCACAGACGGCAAAATGTAGCTCTTGTAACTCTTGTAGCTCTTGTTACTGGGTGTGTTCTGTTCTCGGTTATCCTATTTTAATTCAGATTATCCTATTAGGATTTTTTCTATTAGAAAAAAAAAAAAAAAAAAAAAAAAAACTTGAGACCCTTAATATGCTTTTAGGATTTCTTCCTAACGAAAAGGAAAGAACGGGTCATAACAAGAGCTACAACAGTAACAAGAGCTACATTTGTAACAACCAAAATTTTGTAATTTTGTAACCCAAACCGGACAAAAAAAACCCTTAACCATTTATAGGCTAAGGGTTTTTTCAAAGCGGGTTTAGACCGTCTCTCCTCCCCGTGACCGTTTTGTCTTCTCCGCCTCAATCTTTGCCATTCTCTTCATCAGCTTTTCCGTTTCTGAGTCAAGTTCTGCATCTGACTTTTTAGTCAGGTTGGAATCCCGCTGGTTTCTTCCGTCGAGTAAATCCCTGACGTTGACGGTTATTGCTTTTGGCATTTCAACGATCTCAGCCAAAGTATTCTTTGTGAGCTCGTTGTTATACCAAAGCTTGAAAACGGGAGTCTGAGTCAAGTTCAACGCCAGAAGTTCTTCAACGCTAACGTCTTTGAAATCGAACGTTACCGTTTTGGCTATCTTCTCCATAACCGCTTCGTGAGCTTCTTCTGGGGTTGTGTACTTAGCCTTAAATTCCTGCTCGTACTGCTCCGACTTGATCTCGGTTTTGCCTTTCTCATCCCGCTTGCAACCGAAGTAGATAACCGTTATCGTCCTTCGGATTGAATCCAGTCCATATTCTTTGGCATCTTGAATAGTATGCTGGAACCTGTTGGCTTTGGCTTTAGTAACCATTGTTAAGCCCCTTTCTTTAATAGAAATTAGTAAGAAAAAAGGCATTCATAGCAATGTACTTAGGTATGCCAAACCAAACCCAAGATAACGCTTCATTCTTTGCGCCCATTATCGCAACCCGCTGGTTACTTTAGTGACGGCTGTATGTCAAAGACCTGGCAACATAGATACAAACCTTGTGCCAACACTGTAACTTCAATAAAAACAACGATCGTACTCTTTACCAAGTGGGAAAAATGTTTCCTCAGCACCGGCAATTTGTTTCCCAGCGAATACTTTGCACGCCTGCGCAAATTCTGACCGAAACGTTTGACACGAGCCTGGCTTGTTTCCTGAGGCTAACCAATCTCTTCCACATCCGGAACACCAAACCGATCCTTTCTACCTACACAACCTCTTGAGATAAACCCCACCCTTTGGGGAAGTAACGTGAGCTTTCCCTATATACCCTTCCTTTCACATTTTGTCAGTACTTTTCAACGATCATTAGCCAGAAAATGTGAAATGCCTTTTGTGGTAGTGGGTAACTCACGTTCAGAAAGTGAACATAAGGAAGAAACTGTCGGAAAAGGTTCCACAACGGTTACACCTAACGGAACGGAATTTTCCCGAATTTTTTTCTTGCACAACGGTAAGACTTGTCGTATCTTGTGGGCAAAGAAAGAACGGAAGAAAAAATGGCTCTCGTTGACTTTGAAAAGCGCCGTAAGGAAATTGAACAACGCCTTATGGAAGTGCAAATGGAAAAAGAACGCCGGATTCGGAATGGAAAACCGAATCCGAAAATTATTCCTATGCTTGCAGGATCGGATCCGGAATCTGACGATGATGACGTTGTTGTGTCTGAAGTTGCAAAGGACAACGAAGATATTCTTAAAATTTGGGGGCATTGGCGTGAGATTGCTCGCCTTGCCGCCGTAGGTTACAAACAACAGGAGATTTGTAAGATTCTTAATCTTTCAACTTCTTGCGTTTGGACCGCTCTGAATAGGAATCCACTTGTTAGAGAACAAATTCTTCTCCTGCAAGGTAAGCGAGATATAACTGCTACCGATGTGCAGAAACGTGTTAAGGCTATGCAGCCTCTTGCAATTGAAGTTCTCGAGCAAGATTTACTCCGCCACCCTACGTCATTAGGTGAAAAAAGACTTAGAAATGACACTGCCAAATATGTATCTGCAATGGGAGGTAATGGTCCAGTTCAAAAGCAGTTACACGGTCATGCTTTTTTTACTAAGGACGATTTGGATGAAATAAACAAAAGGGCGGAGGAGATAAGAAAAGGAAAACTTAAAGTTGAAGAACTGGAGGAAATAGAGTATGAAGAAGCTTCTTCTTAGCTTCGCTTTTCTTATAGTTTTTATCGCTCCTTCGCTGTCGTTTGGACAGTTTGCACTTTATTCGTGGACTGATACGACTTCTGTTACAACAAGTCAGAAGATTGTTACTGCTTCGATAGTTTATCAGCATCTCATAGTTTACGCCGATACAGTAGATGTAATGTTAAAGTGGAACACGGCGAAGACTTATATTCTTTTGAAACAGGGAACTTTCTGGTCATTTGGTCCATCGGATAAAGTTTCGACTCTTTATTTAAAAACAGTTGCGGGAACTGGATTGGTTTATACTGCTGGATTAAAGACACAGTCCCAACCATCGGTGGGGTTCTGAAATGAGAAAACTTTTAACTCTTTTGGCTTTACTTATTCCTTTATGGCTCTTTGCCCAATTCTCTGTAACTGGTTCTGGGACTGGAACAGTTACTTATACTATTACCAACGCTAATGATGGCGTGACAATAATTGAGAACGCTGAAAACAAACTTGCTATTGATACGAGTTTAATTCCTACAATCGAAGCTCTGCCTACTATTTTGAATGTGACAAGCTCTCTTACAAGTGGAGCTCTTTCATTCTACCCATTTGATGTTAACGATCTTACTGGAACTATCGCTGATTTCACTGTTCCTTCACCTCTGACTTCCACTGGAACAGTTGATATAACTGCTGGAATTACTAATACTGAAATAGGATTCAGTTTCGATAACCTCGAGGATAGTTTAAATGCAAGAGAGCAACTGACGGGAAGTGCAATTACGAATGGCAGTCTATCTGTGGTTGATATGGAAGGAGTTATTGGAAGTTTCACTGTTCCATCACCACTAACTTCTACAGGGGATGTGGATATTAGTGCTGGGGAAACAAACACCGAGATCGGATTCAGTTTCACAGCTCTTGAGGATAGCATTAATAGTAGAGCAGTTATTCAGGATAGTATACTCGCCAGAGATCTCATTGTTACTGGTGGCTGGGAATTTGGAAATATTACTTCTACTGGAACAATCCATGCAGACGATGGCTTAACAACATTTGGTCAAATAGTAAATTCTGGTCTGCAAACAAAAACTCTGGGAGTCGGAATTACAACGTTTGCAGTTACTTCTAATGTAGTTAAAGTTACTGCTGATGAAGGTGGAAATACAATAGCATCTATAACAGGAGCTTCTGGATTGGGAATTTACGTCTTCATTTTTACAGATGCTCTTGTGATAATAACCGACAATAATTCTCACTCCGACGATTCAGTCGATCTCAGCGCTGCATTTACAAGTGCAGATGATACTACTCTAACTTTAGTATTTGATGGAGTAAGCTGGTATGAACTTTCGAGAAGCGTAAATTAGTAAATATTTACAGAAGATAAGAGGTTATGAATTGGGCGACAACATTGTAAAAGATCAACAAAGAGAACATTCTTTTATATTAACTATTCTAAGTGGTGAGAATACGAGTGATTCTCCTTATATTTCATTACTCGATACTTTCCTTCCTCATTCTACTTGCTCCGCCGCAATAAAAGCTACTGGTGGAAGTGGAACAATTGCAGTTTCATTATTGCTTGATCATGGAGATTTAGGATATGGGCCAGAAAAGAGTCTTGAAACTATTACTATCGGAGGAGCTGTTCTCGAAATAAATTTATATCGTGAAGATTGGTTTGGGCTTCTCTCTCATCGGAACAAAGCAATTCTTAGATTAGTTAGAAGCAACTCTATTGGAATTACTCAAATTTTAGTAAACATTTACAGAAGATAAGGAGCAAAAAAAAATGAAGAAACTTATATTCCTGTTTTTTGTTTTGCTTTCGACAATCTCCTTCTGCCAATCCTATACTCTTTGGTATGAAACTGATTTTGAGAAGATAGTTGGAGGTACTTTCTACAGCAGAGAAGTTAATCTGTTTATTGAAGATACCCGCCAATTTGGGCAATTTAATGGACTATTCTCAACGATTCTTGACTTGGATAGTATATCTTCCTATCCTGGTAAAGACAGTGCCTTATACTTCTTTCCTAATTATAAAATAAATGGAAAGTGGTATTCTGGTGATACAATTTTGTGGGATCGTTTTAATACTGCTGATTTCCATATTAATGATCCTGCGCTGAATCTCGATATTGAGAGCGTTGTTGCTCAAACTTACTTCGATAGTCTTCTTGTATGGACTTCCTTTCCTTCTGTCCCTTCTCCATCTGATACTTCCAATGTCGAGGACAGAGCTGCATGGACCGATTTTAAAATGGGAATGATTTGCCCAGACTCTTTTAAAGTGAAACTTAACTTGAGGTTATATCGTTATTAATGAAGATGATTTCTTACATTTGGTTATTGATCATCATTTTTTGCTCGTCTCTGTTTTCTCAGAAGATCAAATATTATGATCTTACTCCGGAACTCAGAGCAAGAATCGACTCCGCTACTTCCGCTGTTGATTCTCTTGCCCGTGTAGCCATCGGCGACTCATTGCCTGGCGATTCTCTTGTTCCCAATTCCGGTATAGGGGATGGAACAGGACGAGTATCAGTATACGATACTGCTTACTTTGGGAAAAGAGTTGGAATTGGCAGAATGGCTTTTGATTATCCTCTTGAGATTTTTGTTGGTAGTGGATCAACTGGACTAAAAATTATATCCG